GCGTCCAAGAAGGCGATAGAGGCAGAATTGAGAAAGGCGGGAATCGATATTGAGGTAAGATTAAGATGAGTGATTTAATAATAACAAATGGCGATGAAAAACTGTATGTGTTTGATTATGTTGAAGGCGGTAGTAATCTACCTGTTTATGAATTAGTTAAAAACAAAAAACTAAAAACTAAAGCCGTCTATCCTGCGTGTTTACGTTTTATGCCAGATTCTGTGATAAAAGAAATAAACTTTTAAATATCTTAACTTTATGTAAAATACATAACGTCAGAGACAAATTAATTATTCGGAGAATAGCATGAGTGAAGCGGAAAACAAAGAAGAAGAAAAAACATATTCAGAAAGCGACTACAACGCAATGAAGTCCAAGTTAGATGAGTTTCGTGCTAACAACGTAGCCTTACTGAAAGATAAAGAAGAGATTAGCACAAAGTATAAAGGTGTAGATTTAGATGTTTATAATGATATGCTTCAACAATCTCAAAACCTTAAAGATAAGAAACTTCTTGATGAGGGTAAGATTGAAGAGCTAATGGAAGAGCGCTCAAAGTTGATGCGTGAAGAACACAATCAAGTAGTTGAGAATATGAAAGGTCAGCAATTAGACCTAACTAAAAAGCTAGAGCATTTGTTAATTGATAGCGCAGTAAGAGATTCAGCAGTTAAAGCTGGTGTAATTGATACAGCTATTGATGACGTTGTATTACGCTCACAATCAATCTTCTCTATTAAAGAAGGTAAGGCTGTACCGCATGATAGTAGTGGTAATGTAATCTTTGGTGATGGCAATAGCGACCCTATGGATGTAAGCGAATGGGTTAAAGGCTTAACAGAATCAGCACCTCATTTATTCAACGCTTCAACTGGCGGTGGCTCAAAGCATGGCTCAAACTTTAGTGGAACTAACAATACAATCTCTCGAGATGTATTTGACAATATGTCACATCAAGATAGAAGTAAATTCGCTAAGGATGGTGGTAAAGTGGTAGATAAATAATCTCTAGATAAAAACCTCCTCGTTTTTAGCCCTCCTTTATTGGAGGGTTTTTTTTGCTAAATTATAGTTGACTTATGTTTAAAAGGGCGTATAATAAAAGGTGTAGATAGAGTGAATTCTATTTACATTTTTGACTAAATAAAAAGGAGTAAGAAATGGTAATAATTGTAGAGTTTAAGAATAAAAAACTAAAAGAATCGTTCATAGAGCAATTCAAAATTCATGAGAGAAATATGGTTTTCAACTCTGGCTCAATCTTAGGATTTACTCAGATTGAGAGAGAGCATTATCTTCACATATTCGGGAATAAAGATGTACTTAAAGTATATCGTTCTGAGTATAGTTATTCAGTAGATTGGTTGCCGGAATCTAGGGATAAAGAGTGGTTAGAGAGCAGATGGTCGTTTTATGAGAAAAATGGTCGTTTCGCTTAGATAGAAAAACTACCAAATGGGAGAGGGCTTAATTGCCCTCTTTTTGTTTTACTTCTTAGAGTGTTCTATTCTGTCTGATAACGGTACTACCAAATACTTGTCTGGAATTGAGCCTAAAGGCACATCTTCCATCTTACCGTTTATTACTCTGTAATGTCCATCTGGTGCTGTCATCCATTTTACGTCTTTGTGTTTCATCTTATTTCCTCATCATCTTATAGATTGTAGTATGGTCAACTTGTACATCCCTGTCGTTCAGAAATGTGGCTACCTCTCTCCAAGTGTAGCCCTTATCTCTTAATACTTCTATTATTTCTCTGTAATCTTCGAGGTGGATTTTTGATGGTTGTTTCTTAGCATCATCTAATATTGCTTTTATCTTCATTTTGTATCTCCTTTATCTTTGGTTAAATCTGTAGTGGAAACTCCCATCTACAGTACTTATTATACGTCAAAAGGGCGTATTTGTCAATAGAGAAATATAACAAAAAACCATTTGACAGGGTATTGTTTTATGATAAGATACTAATCAAGCAACAGTGTTGCCTAATTTTCTACTGAGTAGATACAACAATTAGGGGGCATTTGACTCTCTAATGATTTTAAAAATTAAATAGGAGTCAATATAATGGCAAATACATTAACAAACTTAGCCGGTGATATTTATAAAGCCGCAGACACAGTTGGTCGTGAATTAGTAGGTTTTATCCCTTCAGTTACAATCAACGCAGGTTCAGAGAGAGCCGCAAAAGGTGACACAATTCGTTCATTCGTAACAGCATCAGCAACAGCGAATAACATTTCTGAGTCAATGACAATTCCACAAGGTGATGACCAAACTATCACTAGTTCAACTATGACACTTTCAAGTGCGAAGGCAGTTCAGATTCCAATGACTGGTGAGGATGTTAAACATCTAAACAACGGTTCTGGTTATGAGACTGTATATGGCGACCAAATTGCTCAAGCAATGCGTACCCTATCTAACGCTATTGAATCAGACTTGGCTACTGCCGCTTATCAAGGTGCTTCACGCGCTGTAGGTACTGCTGGTACTACTCCATTCGGTTCAAACTTTAATACTATCGCTGAATGTCGTCAGATTATTGCTGACAATGGTGGTATTACTGGTGATGGTCGTGTGTCTTTAGTAATGAACACTTTGGCTGGTACTAATCTTCGTAACCTTGCTTCATTGAATCAAGTTAATACTGCTGGTTCAGATGTTATGTTACGTCAAGGTACTTTACTTGACCTATCTGGCGTAATGCTTAAAGAGTCTGCTCAAGTTGTTTCTCATACTACTGTTGGTTCTGATGACCACGTTGTTAATGGTGCTGTGGCAGTTGGTGATACTGCTATCGCTGTAGATGGTACTCAGACTACTGATTGTGCCGCAGGTGATGTTGTTTCATTTAGTGGTTCTTCTGACAACTATGTTGTTAACAATCAGACTACTAGTGCTTCACTTGTATTAAACGAAAATGGTGCGCGTTCAATTATTGCTAATGATGAGACTATCGCTACTGGTGCTAGTTACACAGGTAACGTAATGTTTAATCAAAACGCTATCGAATTAGGAATGAGAGCACCTGCTGTTCCAAACGGTGGTGATTCAGCAGATGACGCTATGTTAGTTGTTGACCCACATTCAGGTTTAGTTTTCGAGATTCGTGTTTACAAGGGCTACCGTAAGCAGATGATTGAAGTTGCCGCTTGTTGGGGTACTAAGGCTTGGAAGTCTGACAATATTGCTCTATTAATGGGTTAATATCATATCAAACTGGGGTGGAGTTATGACCATCCCACCTAATTTAAAACGGAGAATAAAATGCCAACTAATAAAATAAAAAAGACTCTTAAAAAAGTAGTCAAAAAAGCAACTCCTAAGAAAGGTGATTTCGTTGTTATGGTGAACGCAGATGGCTTAGAGGCTAACGTACACGTTAACAATGTTCACAAATTCAAAGACGCAGGATATAAGTAATGGCTTTAGATGCTACAGCGCAAGGTTTAACTTCAGATAGCTATTCAACAGTAGCAGAGGGCGATACCTATCACGATAATCATTTGTATGCAACAGACTGGACTAGCGCTTCGGTAGCTAATAAAGAGAAAGCCCTAAAGATGGCTACTAGAATCTTAGATGAGAAGATTGACTGGGTAGGTTTAAAGACTACTGATGAACAAGCATTAGCTTGGGGTAGAGATGGTGTTGTTGATGATGGTTATTCAGTATCTTCAACTATCGTTCCACAGCCTATTAAAAACGCTACTATTGAGTTTGCTCGCCACTTATTGGCTAGTGATTCAACTGGCGATTCTGATGGCAAAGGTTTATCTAGTTTAACAGTAGGCTCTATATCTTTAGCATTTGATAAGACTGATACTGCTGGTGTAATGCCGGAGATTGTTCAAGAAATGTTGAGAGGCTGGGGAACTATTAATGCTCGTGCTAAGTTTGGTACGGTGGCGGTAGTTAGAACGTAATGGGATTAAAGGCATCAATAGGTAAGATTGTTGAATCGGCTATTGTATCGGTAGGCGACTTAGCAGAGACTATTACTTATAATGCTAGGTCAACTGGCGCTTACAACGTAACTACTGGAGCTGTAGCCCACACAACTGTAGATTATTCACTCAAAGCTGTATTAAGCCCTATGGGTGGTAAGGTGGATTCTAATGATGTGAGTTCACAATTCACAGGTGATTTGTCTGCTATCTTCGCAAGTAGGGATTTAGCAGTTACTCCGGATACCAATGACACTATTACTAGAGATTCAGTTATATACGCAATCAACGGTATTATCTCTGACCCTGCGTTAGCTTCTTACACTTTAATATTGACGAGGGTAGGATGAGCGTAAGCGCATTTAATATGGACTTAAACAGATTGGCTAAAGACTTAGGTCTTGAGACTGATAAAGTTGTGCGTAAGGTTACTCTTCAGTTGTGGAATGGTATTACGTTAAAGACACCTGTAGATACAGGACGTGCGAGAGGAAACTGGAACTTATCTGAAAGTAATGCTGATACAAGTATTAATGAGAGTGCGACTAGCGTTCAGTCTTATAGCGAGCCAACAGGCAAAAAGGCTGTTTATATAACTAATTCATTGCCTTATATTCAAGCCCTTGAAAAAGGCTCAAGTAAACAAGCACCTAAAGGCATGGTTGAATTAACTATGAATGACGTAGGGAGTGGTTTAGGATAATGGGCTTCGCTAGTGAAAGAACAAACATAGAAGGTAGATTCAATACTAATTGGACTACCACCACTATCGCATGGGGCAATGCTGATTTTGATACGCCTAACAATACGGAGTGGGTGAGATTTAATATACTTAATGGCACAAGTGGCTATAGAGCAATTAACGGCTTAAAACGACATACAGGCATTATCAATATTCAGATATTCGCACCTGCTAATTCTGGTACTCACACCATCAGAGGTTATGCTGATACAATAGCGACTATATTTGATGGAGTTAGTTTTAATGATGTGGTCTGTGACGTAGCAAGTATTGAGACTGTAGGTACTGATGACCGGTGGCATCAGATTAATGTTAATATTCCATATTGGAGAGACGAATGAAAAATCAAATAGTTTTATATCCACCTAACGGTGGTAAAGAAGGTGTTACGCCACACCCTTCAAAGATTGAAGAAATGAAGGCGAATGGCTGGGTTGAGAAATCCGATAATAAAAAAGTAAAGGTTAAGGAGAATACAGATGGCAAATCATAAAGGTTCAGAGGGTTTAGTAAAAGTTGGTTCAAACACAGTAGCAGAGATTAAGGACTTCAGTTTAAGTGAAACTGCGGAAACTATTGATGATACTACAATGGGCGATTCTGCTAGAACAAAGAAAACAAGTCTAACTACCGCTAGTGGTTCAATGACAGCGTTTTGGGATGAAACAGATTCAGATGGACAAGGTGCAATGACAGTTGGTGCTGAAGTTACATTAAATCTATACCCAGAAGGTGCTACAACTGGCGATACTTATGCGACATTATCTGCTTTAATTACTGAGAAAGGTGTATCAACTACACTAGACGGTATGGTTGAGACTTCAGTTAGTTTTGAAGCCAACGGTGCGGTTACTTGGTCTACGGTAGCGTAATGGGCATTTTAGATAATGCTAAGGCACACTTTGACACCCTAGATACAAAGGTTATTGATGTGCCAGAGTGGGATGATGTTATATATTCCACTCCCTTCACTATGGGTGAAAAGAAAACACTTTGGAAGTTTGCGAAAGGTGATGACTTTGAATTCATGGTAAGAACACTCATATTAAAAGCGTTGGATAAAGACGGTAACAAAATGTTCGACTTATCTGACAAGGTGGCGTTTATGAATAACGTATCACCGGATGTTATTACAAGGGTTGTTAGTGAAATATCAGCAACTCCAACTATTGATGAAATGGCGGGAAACTAGAAGGCGATTCCGAGTTATACGCAAGTTACGCACTTGCGAGTCGCTTAAACAAAACTGTATATGAAATAGACCTTATGACGGTTGAAGAGTTTCATGGTTGGTTTGCCTTCTTTAAATTAGAGGATAAGAATAATGGCAACTAACAAAATAGCAACTTATGGTGTAAAGGTTGACCCTAAAGGGGCGGTGTCTGGCTCAAGTAGAGCGAGTACAGCCATTAAAGGCATCGGTAAGACCGCCTCTAGAGTTAAGAATCAAATCTTCTCACTTAATGGCGCTATGGGCGCATTAGGCGCTGGTGCGGTTATGGCATCTGTTATTAAAAGTGCCGCAGGCTTAGAAAGCCTAAAAGTGAGATTAAAGTTCCTTACAGGTAGTACGCTAGATGCTGGTAAAGCATTTGATACCATGACTAAGTTCGCATCCAAAGTGCCATTCGCACTAGAGGACATTCAGAAAGCATCCCCACTTCTATTAACAGTTACAGATGATATTGATGAGTTAAATGGCTTGTTAGAAATGACAG